CAGGCTCTATTTCTATCTCAGGCTCAGGCTCTATTTCTATCTCAGGCTCTATTTCTATCTCAGGCTCTGGCTCTATCTCTAGCTCAGGCTCTATTTCTATCTCTAGCTCAGGCTCTATTTCTAGCTCTGGCTCTATTTCTATCTCTAGCTCTGGCGGAGGCTCGGTCTCCGGCTCTGGCTCTGGCCCTGGATCAATTATTATCTCAGGCTCTATCTCTAGCTCTAACTCAGGCTCTGGCTCCGAAGGTAGCTCGTATTCCTCTATTTCTACTTCAAATGGTGGAAGAAACTCTTCCGTTTCATTAACTAAAACATCGCCAACATAAATTCGAGTAATGAGAGTACGGGACCCATCTTCATTTTCAATTATTTCTTGGGTTGTTCTTGTTTCGCCCTGAGGAAACCCGTCTCCGTCCGGTGGAGTTCCTGTGTCATAACTCGGCGGACCTCCTCCTGATTCTATGTACTCTTCTTCCTCTTCCTCTTCTTCCTCTTCCTCTTCTTCCTCTTCGTATTCTTCTTCAAAGTCTAGCTCAGGCTCTATCTCTAGCTCAGGCTCTATTTCTATCTCAGGCTCAGGCTCTATCTCTAGCTCTATTTCTATCTCAGGCTCAGGCTCTATCTCTAGCTCTGGCTCTATTTCTATCTCAGGCTCAGGTTCTATCTCTAGCTCAGGCTCTATTTCTATCTCTGGCTCTATTTCTATCTCAGGCTCAGGTTCTATTTCTAGCTCTGGCTCTATCTCAAGCTCTACCTCTTCCTCAAACTCCTCTTCCGCAAGGGCATCATTTAGCCCAGCCACAATCTCGTTTAAGTCATCCTGAGTTAGAGTAGCTAGTGTCCCCCCTCCGGCTGTAATAGCCTCATAGATCCACTGCATTATTTGTTGAGTACTGGGTATGTCCCCTTCAATTTGAGCTAATATTATATCTATGAGTTCCTGGTTTGATGGTCCAGGGTCTCTAGGATCAACATAGCCGTCTACGTCCGCGTCACCAAAGGATACAGGGTCGCCTTCCTTAATTGGTCCCCCTACAAACCCACCCCCTTTAGTTTTTGGTGGCCCGTACGTGGGGGGTGAGCCTCCAGTTCCTGGGACAAAGTATCTCCATCCTCGTTTACCGTTTGGTCTTGTATATATACCCCGCCAAAGACCTTTTCCGCCGGGACCAATCCCAGGCTTCCATTCCCAGCCGTCATAGGCGTCCCTCCAGTCTATAGGCATTATTTATTGCCCCAGTTGGACAAAGTTTTTATGCCGAAACTGGCAGCAATGGCCCCTCCTAAAAAAGCTTTGTAGTAATTGGGCATTGTACTTAACACATTAAATCCTTCCTGTACGTACGGGACTAATCCTGGGATAAACGCCCCAATGAGGGGTAAGCTAAGGATAATGGCAAACCATTCGTCCTTCCAGGACTTTGAGGAGGCCTGTGCCTGTATCTTTTCCCACTCTGCATCATTCTCAATGTGACGCATGGTGGACTCATGTTTAGCTTGTTTTTCCTGTGCCTTATTCTGAAAATAAGTCTTTACAAGATTTGCTACGGGTCCTATCAACGCTTGCCACATTTTTCATTTCCCACAAACAAAAAACGGCAGACACTAATGTCGAAACACCAGTGGCCGCCGTCTTTTTAGGTTTTACCAACAGTTAGTAGTTATCTACTAGTTGTTTGGAACCACGAGAGTTAGGCCGGATGCCGGTCGTAAGACCGCTGCACCGTAAAGAGTGTCCGACGTAAACAAGTTAGCAAGCCATTCTTGCTTGTACTGTGTTTGTGATCTTACACCCACCTGCTCCGCGAGGACCAAGGCATCCCTATGTAGGAGCAAGGCTCCCAAGGAATCCACTGAACTAGCGGAGTTATCACCAGCAGCTTCCACAGTCGCGCAGTTAGTGCTGACGTAAACGTCAATACCATAAAGCTGCCCAATCCTGCCGCTAGTTACCTGTCCGTTATTCACGAAGTCGGAACTAACGTAACGATCAACACCCATGATGGTATTACGGACTACCGGAGGAACAATAAAGGATCTATTGTCCATTGGTACGTCCTGATCGTCTAGCTTTTGAATGATTCCACGGAAAGCTGCGTCACTAAATACGTCGGCAGCTACTACCGTATCATCATCGTACGTGGTGAGGCCGTTTGATGCGTCATTAAAGAACGTACCTGCGTTATTAAGGTAGGTCGTACTTGTCGTACCGGACGTTCCAAGGCCAGTGCCTAAGGAATGAAGCTTCGTGTCCACTTGCGTAGCAAGGGCATAACCAGCATCCTCCGTGTAAAACTGTCGCAATGAGGACAATGCCTGTACTTCCGTGATGTCCTCAATAAGGCGAGAATATTCATAGTGCTGATTAATCGAAATTTGAACTTCCGATTCCGTCGCATTCTGAACAGTTACCGCCGTGTTCTCCGCTTTGGCGGTTGCGGAGCCTCGGGTAGGTTTGGGTACATGAACTGTATCCCCTTTCTTCCCGGCCATAGATATTTTCTTAACAAGGTTTGCCAAAACCAAGTTCTTTTGATAAGCAGCGACAATTTCGTCACTCCAAATCTCCGGAATAAAAGTAGCCGCGTCGGAGTTACCTACAAAACCCCCTGTCGCGGGATATACTGAAGTTGCCATTTATCTTTACTCCCTAAACAATATACACTACCTGACCCTCTTCTCCTGATACGCTTTAAAAATTTCTTCGGAAAGCGATTGGTATTTTTCAGGGTCAGTCTTCATCAGTTTAATAATGTCCGAGCGTCTATAGATTTTCTTAGGTCCTTTGCCCCCGGCACTGCCCCTTGCGGAACCAGTACTGGCGCTTTTGACTGCTTGCTTTCTACCTCGTTTCTCAACGGCTGCTGTCTGAGAGACAACTTGTTGCCGTTCCTTCCACAAACTAAAAAGCTCGTCCGCTGCCTCGTGGTTAAATTGCTGATCCGCCGCAATAAACAACTGAGTCCTAATTTTAGAGCCTTTGATCCAATCAGCAAACTTTTGGTCCTGTAGAATATCCTCCATGTCCGGATGATTATTTCTAAGCTGCGCTAAGGCAGTGGACTTTCGGTATTCCTGATTTAGGGTCTCAGCCTCCTTAATTTTAGGATGGTTTTCAATTGCTCGTTGTACTGCTTTGTCAGGATCAGTAAAAAAATCTACTTCCTCTACGGATTCTTCCTGTGGTGCTTGCTTGTCGGTGAGTTGTGCTTGGATGTAGTCGTCCACAACCCTGCGAAGATCCCCTACTTCGGAACTTTGTTTACCAAGAAGCTTCTCTGCCTCCTGGTGCATTTGTACTAATTCCTTAGCGGACTTTCCTTGATACTTCTCAGGAAGGTCTTCCTTTTTCTTAGTCCTCTTGCTTTCCGTCGTTTCTGGCTGTTCGTTGGCTTCTAAGGCCTCCGCTTCCAGAGCAGCTAAGGGGTCTTCCACGAGAGTTTCCCTTTTTTTACGCCGCTTCTTTACAGGTTTTGTTGCTTTCGTACTTTCTTCTTCCGTACGCTCATCTAAAATAGTAGCCATTATTAAACCCCGTGCATAGCATTATGGAGATAAAGCTGTGATTGGTAATGAAAGCGCCTCGCTGGAATCAGGAGGTTTGCTTTCTTTCTAATTGTATCTTCTGGTGGCGGCTTTTTGCCCATCTGCGCGTGGCGTCAGGAAAATGGCCGCTGATTGGGTCCAGTTGGCTCCGAATCGGAGAAGGTACACGTTTACCCGTCAACCCGCAGAAGCACCTACTTGTGCGGGAAGACGAGCTTACTAGATCCTCAAAGACATGCCCAGTGGGACATTTAAAGTCCAGCATAATTTGCACTATGCTACGGCCTCAACGTCCTCAATAACGATTTCATCGCTGTCATCGTCTTCGACGTTTTCCTTGGCCTCATTATGAGCATTGTCAATTTGAGTTTCTAAATTCAGAACAGTAGCGAGGATGGCAAGTTGGCCCTTACGAAAGTAAAGGTTCTTCTCGTCCTCTGTTTGCTCCACTGAATTGATGTTAACAGCGTTTTGGGACAGATCTCCCTTTAGCTGTTTCCAGCCAGTCGATCTGAACATTTCAAAATAGCTGTTGAAGTAGTCTTCCAGTTCTTTAGTCATTTACATCACCATTATAGCATAAATTTAAAAGGAAGTCAATACCCCCCGACACTACGGAGTTCTTGGACTTCTACCCTTTCTCTTTTGCTGCCCTTTTTGACGCCTAGTGGCGCGTTGGGCGGCAGCCTTCCCTTTTCTTGTGTACGGGTATTTTTTACCCTTAAGATCCGTTGGCATTATTTAGTTCCTCCACTTTCTTTCTTTTTTCCTTTGGAAGCTGTCTTAGTTTGACATGAGCATCTTGGCCTTGCTTCCAGGGCCGATAGTTGCTCCGTTAGCTGGTCAAACTTACTATTAATTTGTTCCACTACATCCAAGAATTCCGACTTAGAAACAACCATTACTGCTCCTCTCTTTGTTGCTGTGCTGGTGGCCTAATTTGTGCCACCTTACCTTCCACTTCCTTTTCCTTAATCAAGGTCTCCGCAATTTTCATGCGGCGTTCAAACTCCTTGTCGTCCGCCGTGCCTTCCCTGAGATTGGACGTAACCGCCTTAATCCGGTCAATCTCAAGCTCCAGGGGGGCCATTTTGGATTCAACCGTAAGCTTTTGCGCTCTGGCTTGGCCTTCCGCTGCTTGTCCGGCAAGAGCCGCCGTTTGTGAGCGTTGAAGTTCCATCTGAATCTGCTGAGACTCTTGTTCCGCTTTTTGTTCCTCCGGAGATGGCTGTCCTGCCTGCTGTAGTTGTGCTTTAAGTTCCTCCCGATTGGACAAGTTCATGTTGTCAATGATGGACTCAATAAGCAAAGGATACAAAGGAGATTCCTGAGACATCGTTTGTAGTAGCTGGACAAGCTGTGTAACTTCGTACTCTCTGGCTATGATGCCAAGAGTTGACGTCGCATTAAACTTATAGTCCGCTACCGGATAGCTTTCCGGGTCAAACTGCATGTACCTACAGGCTGCCTTTTTCACAAAGGGGATTAGGAATGCCTGTTGAAAGTTAATCAATGTTCGCTTGTGGCGCTTAATGATTGCCCCAAGGGACATGCTAATCCCGGCAGCGGTCGCTTCCCCATTGATTGACCCCGGAACTCCGGCGGAGTCAATCGCACCTGTGGAAGTCTGTACCATTTTCTGTAAGGCTTCGGCCTGAGTGAACGTAATCTGGTTGACCTGCCCAAAGTTAAATGGTTGGAGAACCTGTTTTGGGTCCCCATTAGTTAAAATAATCTTTCCTGCTCGGACTTCCGGCCTTGCTCCTCGTGGAAGTCTGGTGGCGTCCATAGCCATCATAGGATGTACTGTGAGAGCTAAGGCGTCTATACGGGCGCGTAGCTCCGTGTCCAAGGCCTTCTGACTGTTATATCCCTTCTCACAGACGCCTCTTCCCCAAAAGCGGGAAGGAACAACGTCCCAAGGGAAAGCCACGATTGGCCTGTCCTGCATCATGTAAGGGTTTTCCTCAAGCTTTAATAAAATGCCTCCGTTAGCAATCACAACAATTGCCTCCACGTAATGACTTTTAGCTTCCTCGTCTCCCTGTATGTCTTCCGGAGCGAGAATTTCCTCCAATTCTTCCTCCGTTTCCTCGTCCTCTGCGTACGCTTCAATGAGGTATCTTGGGACTAATCCGTAGTACTTCGTTAAGCGTACCTTGTCGTCCTCATGAATAATAAAGCTTTGGTCCGGCTCTAAGTTAAAGTCATGAGAGGCATTACCGACGTACACGTCCTTATAAATACCTTCCTCCTGAAGCTGATCCACTAAATGCTTGGGCACAAATTCGTCCACGGCAACGCCGAGAGCTTCCTCGATACTCGTTGCAATCGGGTCAATCAGGAAATTCTGAGGCAGGACGGGCCTTAGTTTAACCATTGTTCGGTCTTTGATATTAACCCCGACAGCTTTAAGGCCGCCGTCCATCAAAGGCTGTGTGGCAGGGGCCATTTCCTTTTCCTCTTCCAGGACCACTTCCGCTACACCCGTTCCGTACACGGCTGCATTAATAAGACATTCCCCCACGGCCTTACGTACCTGAGCCTTTTCAAAGTCCTCATGTAGCTTCTCGCGTAGGAACACAATGTCCCCCCGCTCTCGGTCAGCCATGTCGTCCGTTACGTCAAAGAACTTACCACGACCAAACGTGGCTTCCTCTATTTCCGCAACGCTGGATTCAACCGCCTGTTGTAGGGCGGGACTAATAATTCTTGATCTTTCCGTTTTCCTGTCGGTGTCTCCGGGAGACCAAATTCCTCTCCAGAGCCTGTAGTACTCATCAAATCTGTCCGCTAAGTTTGCTTCGTAGTGATCCCGCCAAGTATCACACTTGTTCATGACCCATTCCTCAATGGACTGTGGGCCTAGTACTGTTTCCGTCTCTTCGTTGTATTCCATATTTTAATATCCCGCCACTACGTCCAGTATCTCATTATCATCCACCTCAAAGTCATAGCTGTACGCTACTTTCGCAAGCTGATCCGTGTACGCTAAGGCGTCCACTAAGTCATCGTGGGTCAATGGGTCCGGGAACTGGAATAGCTGATCCAGGAACCGGCTGTTCCACTCCCCCTTATTCAGGGTAATGGCTCCGTTCTCAAAGCGACCCTGTAAGGCCCACATTACCCTGTCCGTCTTCTTCCTATTCCCGTGCGTTAGTTCGTCCACACGGAAAAAGGTTTGATTCTGCTTCATTAGGTCCATAAGTGGGGACATAACCGCTTGCTTGGCTATTCCTCGCTCAATTCCAACGCTAATGGGCTGGTAGTCTCTGACTGCTTGGAATATCTTCCTGGCGGTCTCCCCTAGCTCCCACCTACCGTAAATAATATTCTCAACAAACCAGCCCGCCGTGGGACTAACTTTAACTACTGCTATTGCCGTTTCGTCCAGGTGAGAGTTTTTAAGTTGTTTTTTATTAACTTCCTCAAATCCGGCAAGGTCAATACTTATGTAGTACTCCCCGTCCTCCTCCGGATTCTCCTCCCCGAACTTAATCCAGTCCTCCTTGAACATTTCACTGCCCCTGGCTTCAAAGGACGCCAGGAACTCCTGACGGAAGGCGTAGCTGGACATAGTGTTCTTAGCTGCGTCGATTTCCGTGGAGTCCAGGACTGGATTGTCGTAGGACGTAAAATGCCATGCTTTGTAGGACGGCTCGTCCCCTAACTCCGCAAACTTGAAAAGATCATAGAAGTGGTTCCTGCCCATTGGGGTCCCAATAAATAGGGCGTCCCCCTTTAAGTCCGTCAGGGCTGGTCTTAGGATCTGCTCAAAGACTTCCGGTTTCATGTCCGCGTATTCGTCCAGGACTAGGAATCTAAGGCTTACTCCCCGCATCGTCTCCGGCCTGTCCGCTCCCTTGAGGGATATGGTGGACCCATTGATGAGCTTGACCTGTAAATTGTTAATGTGGCTTGAGGCAACCACTGGATGGCCTAGTTCCAGCAAGGACTGCCACATGATGTCCCTAGCTTGCCCCTGTGTTGGAGCAACGTAGAAAACATGTCCCTTGTCGGACTGTAAGGCCCTTAGAATTAACATCCAAGCAGCTAAACGGGACTTACCCGTCCGCCTACCGGCGGCTACAATTTTGAAGCGTGTTTCGTCGTTCCACACTTCCCGCTGCCAGGGGAGTAATTCTATGTTAAGGTCAGTCATTCTTTACGGTTTTCCAGAAATTCTTTAATTTCTTTGTTTTATATCCGCCTTTGGCATAAGCCTTTGCTTTTTTCTCGGGCATCTTTAAATAATTACCCGTTCTTAGATTGTAGTCCATTGCGGACTGTGCGGCTTTAAATTCATGTAGCTTCCCGGTAGGAAGCATAACAATCATTGGAAAAACAAACCATTCTCCTTGTTCATTGGTTTCAGCCGCCATCCTATGAGTTGACACTGATCCGTCCTCATTCCGTATAAACGGATACTTCTCAGGATTATTCACACGATCAACAAACTCCGGTTCTACTTTTTCGTTTTCTTTAGGCATCAATACGTCCAGAGTACGGGGCTGGTGTTTCTAACGTCCACATGTACAAAGTCCTTAGCCACGCCAATGCCACTAAAGCCAAACTTTATGGCCTGTTTGACCAATACTCTCCTCTCAAATCCATTTGTCACCCTAATGTCCGCCGCTATGCCCTGCGAATGCGTCCCAGGCTCTATTTTCCTGGCTTCCACGGGATGCGTTGGGTCTCTGTAGCCGCTGGTGATAACAAAAGGGAAACCACACTCTTCCCTCAAAAAATCCAATCTAAACAAAAGGTCTTCCTTTATCTCATTTCTCCCTGTGTGTTGACAAACAAATTCTTCCTTGGAAAAATATCTGTATTCGGGCATTAAGAAATGACCTCCGCGTCTATAATGTTACCTTCGTCTGCGTATTGGTCCTCTGACTCACCTTGAGAAATCACTGTGTCCCCACTACCCAAGTTGGATATGGTGATGGAAACCGCTGACCGTCCCCCGGATGCCTCTTTTTCAAAGTAGCTGACGGGCAACATCCTGTCCATGACTAATTTCCAAGCCGCTGCTTGATTTTTATGATCGTCGTCTAACGCAGCATTGAAAATAGCCTCCAAGACCTTCTTGGACTTAGGGGAGGCCAGCATACGGGCCTTGTACTCATTAATAATGGAGGCGTCCCCCTTGGGGCG